GGATGACGCCTCATACACGAAGATGTAGCATGAGATCACAGACCTTGGGAAAGAGATTGCAAGACTGGAGCGGCAGGAGGCCCTGGATGCGGAACTGAACCGCCCGGTGAACAGGCCCCTTACAGGGAAGCCGGGCGGCAGGGCAGATGCGGACGATGGGGAGGATAAGACCGGGCGCGCCTCCGACGATTACCGGAAGAACTTCTGGAACGCCATGCGCTCCAAGGCACCGATGCCCGCAGTCACCAATGCCCTGCAGGTCGGCACGGACTCCGAGGGCGGCTATCTGGTACCGGATGAATACGAGCGCACATTGGTGGAAGCACTGGAGGAGGAGAACATCTTCCGGCAGATGGCGAAGGTCATCAAGACCTCCAGCGGGGACCGCAAGATTCCCGTGGTGGCTTCCAAGGGTACGGCGTCATGGATTGACGAGGAGGGCGCATACCCGGAGAGCGACGATTCCTTCGGGCAGGTTTCCATCGGGGCTTACAAGCTGGGCACCATGATTAAGGTTTCCGAGGAGCTGTTAAACGACAGCGTGTTTGACCTGCAGTCCTATATCTCCCGCGAGTTTGCCCGCCGCATCGGGGCGAAGGAAGAGGAGGCGTTCTTCACGGGGGACGGCAAGGGCAAGCCGTTAGGGGTGCTTGCGGCCACTGGCGGCGCGGAAACGGGCGTGACCGCGGCATCTGCCACGGCAGTGACGGCGGATGAGCTGATGGATCTGTATTATTCGCTGAAATCCCCGTACCGCAAGAAATCCGTGTGGGTGCTGAACGACTCTACCATCAAGGCCATCCGCAAGCTGAAGGACAATAACGGGCAGTACCTGTGGCAGCCGTCCCTGACAGCCGGGGCTCCGGACATGATCTTAGGCCGCCCCATCAAGACTTCTGCATATATGCCGGCCATTGCCGCGGGAGCGAAGACCATCGCTTTCGGTGATTTCAGCTACTATTGGATTGCTGACAGGCAGGGGCGCAGCTTCAAGCGCCTGAATGAGCTGTTTGCAGCCACCGGGCAGGTGGGATTCCTCGCTTCACAGCGTGTGGACGGGAAGATGATCCTTGCGGAGGCAGTGAAGGTGCTGGTGCAGAAGGCCGCATCCGCAGGTTAATGAAAGGGGGTGCTGCAGGCATGGCGGTGACGCTGGAAGAAATGAAGAACTACCTCCGTGTGGATTATGACGATGATGATGCCCTGATTGAAAGCATGGTCAGGGCATCGGAAAAAATCTGCATGGATGTGGCGAGGATGGATGACACGCAGGAATTTTACGCAGTGGAAAATGCAGAGATAGCAGTACAGTATACGGCCGCCTATCTGTATGAACACCGGGAGGATGCCGACCACCATGCCATGATGCTGACGCTCCGTGCGCTTCTTTCCGGCAGCCGGAAGGAGGCGTTCTGATGGAGGTTTCCCTTTTGAATGTCCGCATCACCTTTCAGAAGAATGCCGTGGAGGTGGACAGCATCGGCAACCACAAAAACACATGGGCAGATTATTATTCCTGCCATGCTACAGTAAGCGGTGAGGCCGGGAAGCAGACCAGTGAGACAGATGTGGCCGGAACCGTGGCGGATGAATCGGAGGTTTCGTTTACTGTCCGCTGGTGCAGGAAAGCGTCCGCGGTTGATTCCACGGGGTACCGGGTGGTTTTTGGCGGGGAGCTGTACGACATCCTCGCCATCGACCACATGAATTATAAAAAGAAATGCATTAAATTCAAGTGCAGGAAAGCGAGGCGGTGAGGATGGCGAGCGGCGTATCTATTGACCGGATGGCGGAGGAGATCATGAAGGGGCTGACGGAATATGCGGACCTTGCCACGGAGGATGTGAAAAAGGCGGTGAAGAAAGCCGGGACAGCGGTACGCAGGGACATTGAAACCAACGCACCCAAGGACACCGGGAAGTATGCAAAGTCATGGGCGGTGAAGACCACGAAGGAAACATCCAATTCGCTGGAAGTGACGGTGCATTCCAGGAACCGCTACCAGCTTTCGCACCTTCTGGAACACGGCCACGCCAAGCGGGGAGGCGGGCGCGTCCCGGCAAAGCCGCATATCGCGGCGGCGGAGCAGGCCGGCATAGAGCAGCTTGAAAAAGAGATACAGAAAGCATTGGAGGGATAAATTGTGAAAACATTACTGGCGCTTTTAAAGGAAACCGGCATCCCCTTCGCCTATGACCATTTTGCGGAGGGCGAATCGCCGGAGCCGCCGTTTGTCTGCTACCTCCTGCCGCAGAGCGACAATTTCGCCGCTGACGGCATGGTGTACTTCAAGGCAAGCGGCGTGAAGATAGAATTATACACCGACACCAAGGACCCGTCGGTGGAAAAGAAACTGGAGGACGCGCTGGATAAGCGGCGCATCTTCTACAACAAGTCGGAGGTCTGGATTGCCAGCGAGAAGCTGTACGAGGTCCTCTACCAGTTTGACATGGAGGTGGTTTACGATGCCGAAGAAGAATAAAGTGAAATTCAACATCTGCAACGTGCATTACGCGCTGCTGACGCTGGGGACGGACGGGGCGGTGTCCTTTGGCACGCCCGTTGCGATGCCCGGCGCCGTTTCCCTTTCCCTGGACCCCAACGGCGAGCCGAGCAATTTCTATGCGGACGGGTACGCTTATTACACGGTCAGCAACAACATGGGCTACGAGGGCGACCTGGAGCTTGCCATGGTGCCGGAGAGCTTCCGCACCGACGTGCTGAAGGAGTCGCTGGATGAGAATAAAGTGCTTTTAGAGAACGCCAACGCGGAGACGGAGAACTTCGCCCTGCTGTTCGAGTTTGACGGCGATGTGCGGAAAATCCGCCATGTGCTGTACAACTGCTCGGCAGCGCGTCCGACCATTGAGTCCCAGACCAACGAGGAGGAGATCGAGGTGCAGACCGAGACGCTGTCCATCACGGCTGCGCCCCTGGCGAGCGGCTATGTGAAGGCGAAGACCGGGGACGCCACCACGGATGAAGTTTACCAGAACTGGTACAAGAGCGTGTACCTGCCGGATGCGGCAGCGGGCGGGAATACAGATACAGATACCGGCGGCACTGTTGATACGGAAGGGGAGGGATAACCTATGAGCATGAAGCAGAATATCGAGATTGACGGGAAGCAGGTGCCTTTCAGGGCATCCGCAGCCATACCGCGCATTTACCGGATGAAATTCCACCGGGACATCTATAAGGATTTAAGGAGCCTTGAGAAATCCATCGGTGACGGGGACGAGGAGAGTTCCAATCTGGATTTATTCTCTTTGGAGATGTTTGAGAATATCGCCTATGTAATGGCGAAACACGCAGACCCGGATATCCCGGACAGCCCGGAGGAGTGGCTGGATGAATTCAACACCTTCTCCATCTATCAGGTGCTGCCCAAGCTGATACAGCTTTGGGGGCTGAACGTGCAGACGGATGTCCAGTCTAAAAAAAACTTCGCCCGACTGACCGGGAAATGACAACGCCGCTGTTCCTGCTCCGCTGTGTGCAGCTTGGGCTTTCCATCCGTGACCTTGACCTTCTAACCATCGGCATGGTCAATGATATGTTCGCGGAGAGCAGGAACGACGAATACAAGGGCTATAAGGAAATCGCTACCCAGGAGGATTTCGACCGCTTTTAGGCGGCGTCCCCCTGGGTTTATTTCTGCATTTTAACAGGAAGGGGTGTCCGCCGTGGCGAACAGAATCAAGGGTATCACTGTTGAGATCGGCGGGGATACAACAAAACTACAGACCGCATTAAAGGGAGTCAATTCCTCCATCCGGGATACGCAGTCGCAGCTCCGTGATGTGGAGAAACTCTTAAAATTAGACCCCGGCAACACGGAGCTGCTGGCGCAGAAGCACAGGCTTTTAGGCGAGGCAGTGGCGGGGACGAAGGAAAAGCTGGAAACCCTAAAGACCGCCGCAGAGCAGGCAAACACGGCTCTTGCCAATGGGGAGATCACGCAGGACCAGTACGATGCCCTCCAGAGGGAGATCATCGAAACGGAAAACAATCTGCGTGACCTGGAGCGGCAGGCAGGGCAGTCCGCTGTGGCATTGCAGAAAATCGCCGCCACGGGGGAAAAGCTGAAGACTGTCGGGGATAACATTTCCTCTGCCGGTCAGAAGCTGCTCCCTGTCACGGCGGGCGTTACGGCTTTGGGGACGGCGGCAGTCAGCACGGCGGCAAATTTTGAGTCGTCTATGTCGCAGGTGCAGGCGACCATGGGCATCACGAAGGATGCCATGTCCACGGTCAACGGCGAGAGTGTCAATACAATGGATACGCTTTCCGCACTGGCAAAGAAGATGGGCAGCGAGACGGCCTTCTCCGCTTCGGAGTGCGCGGAGGCTTTGAACTACCTTGCCCTTGCCGGGTACGACACGCAGCAGATGTGCGACACGCTCCCTACCGTCTTAAACCTTGCGGCGGCCGGCGGCATTGACCTTGCGGCGGCATCGGACATGGTGACGGATGCCATGTCCGCCCTGGGCATGGGCGTGGATGAGGCAGGGACGATGGTGGACCAGATGGCGAAGACCGCCTCCACCACCAACACCTCTGTGGCGCAGCTCGGCGAGGGAATTCTTACCATCGGCGCAACTGCAAAGACCGTGAAGGGCGGCACGGCGGAGCTGAACACGGCACTTGGCATCCTCGCCAACAACGGCATCAAGGGTGCGGAGGGCGGCACACATCTGCGTAACGTCATCCTCTCCCTGCAGAATCCCACCGACAAGGCGGCCGCCTGCATGGAGCAGCTTGGTCTGGATGTTTACGATTCCGAGGGGAATATGCGCTCCCTCAATGACATCCTTGGAGACCTGAACACGAGCATGGACGGCATGACGGCGGCGGAGAAGTCCAACATCATCGGGCAGATTTTCAACAAGACCGACCTGTCCTCCGTGAATGCCCTGCTTGCCAACACGGGAAGCACATGGGATGACCTGCAGCAGTCCATCATTGACAGCGGCGGTGCGGCGCAGCAGATGGCGGACACACAGCTTGACAACCTGCAGGGGCAGATCACGATTTTAAAGTCAGCCTTGGAAGGGCTGGCTATTTCTTTTGGGGAGCTTCTGCTGCCCGCCATCAAAATGATTGTCGGATGGGTGCAGAAGTTCGTGGACTGGCTGAACGGCATGGACGAGGGGACGAAGAAAGTGGTGACTACCATCGCGCTCCTTGCGGCGGCTCTTGGGCCGGTGCTGATTGTCATCGGGAAAGTGGTGTCTGCGGTCGGCACGATTATGACCATAGTGCCGAAGGTGGCAGGAGTCATCAATACGGTAAAGACCGCTTTCGCCGCCTTAAACACCACCATGCTTGCCAATCCCATATTCCTCATTATCGCAGCGATTACGGCACTGGTGGCGGCATTTATTTATCTGTGGAACACAAATGAGGATTTCCGGCAGTTCTGGATCAACCTCTGGGAGAATGTGAAGGAGGTCGCCATTGCCGTATGGGAGGCAATCAAGAACTTCTTTTCGGCAGCATGGGAGGCCATCTCGTCCACGGCGCAGGCAGTTTGGAACGGGATAAAGGATTTCTTTTCCGGGCTGTGGGAAGGGATAAAAACGATATTCAGCACTGTGGTGGAAGTGATAAAGACCATCATCACCACCTATTTCAATATTTACAAGACCATCATCACAACGGTCTTAAATGCGATAAAGACGGTATTTACGACCGTATGGAATGGAATCAAAACCGTGGTCACCACGGTGGTGACGGCAATCCAGACCTTTATCACCACGGCATGGAACGCCATCAAAAATACAGTCACTACAGTCCTGAATGCGATAAAGACGGTAATTACCACAGTATGGAATGCAATCAAGTCCGCGGTCACAAGTGTGGTAAATGCTATAAAAAATGTAATTTCTACCGTTTGGAACGGGATAAAGAACACGGTCAGCACTGTGGTTAACGGCATAAAAAATACAGTTTCCACGGTGTTCAATAACATCAAGTCCTCCATCAGCGGAACCATGGGCAATATTGTGTCTGTGATAAAGAACGGCTTTAACCAGGCGATTTCCTTCATCACGAGCCTTCCGTCCAAAGCCCTGCAGTGGGGCAAGGACATGATCATGGGCATCGTGAACGGCATTAAGAGCTGTATCGGCGCTGTGGGCGATGCCGTGAGTAGCGTGGCGAATAAAATAAAATCTTTCCTGCACTTCTCCGTGCCGGACGAAGGGCCGCTGACTGATTACGAGAGCTGGATGCCGGACTTCATGAAGGGGCTGGCAAAGGGCATCGAGGACAGCAAGAGCATGGTGGCAAAAGCAATGGACGGCGTGGCGGCAGACATGATCCTGAACCCTTCCGCAACCGTGCAGGAGATTTCTGTATCCGGAGATGGAACTGGAGGCTCCCCGCAGGGAAGCTCCATAAACGGCCCGCTGATCGAGGTGAAGGAAATGAACGTGAGGAGCGAGGAGGACATCCGCAAAATTTCACAGCAGCTTTACCGGCAGCTCCAGCAGGGGCGGCGGGCAAACGGGTATTCGTAAAGGAGGGATGCATGGATGGGATTTTCTTTTGACGGCGTCACATCAAAAAGCATGGGGATTGCAAGCCGCATGGCCACGGAGAACCGGGTGCCGGAACTGAAAAACCGCACCATTTCCATGGCGGGCAGGGACGGCCTCATTGACCTGGGCGCGTCCCTTTCCGAGCGGGTGATAGAGATATCCTGCTTCATCCCTCCAAAGCGGACGGCGGCGGAGCTGCTTGAGTGCAAGGATGAAATCGTAAGCTGGCTGAGTCCGGACAAAGGCGTATGTGCGCTTATGCTTGACACGGAACCGGGGCGGGTGTATTACGCAAGGCTTCAGGAGGGCGTAACCTTTGAGCGGGTGGTGCGGCTTGCGGCGACCTTCGACCTCGCTTTTTTCTGCCCTGACCCCTTCGGCTACGCTGCGGAGGATGAGGTCTTTACCATCACGGAAGCAGGAAACCACACGGTGAGGCGGAGGCTTGGAAACTTATACTCCAATCCCGTGTACCGGCTGAAAGGCGTCCTGGCATCCGGGGCGGGAAGGCATATCAGCATTTCTACAAACGGGGCGGAGCTGAAAATAGCAAACGCCACGCTTTCGGAAGGGGAAACGCTGGTAATTGATACGGCGAAAATGACGGCATGGGTGGAGGACGCGGAGGGGAACACGCTCCGCAACGCCCTGCCGTATATCGGCGAGCTGAACTTCCCCACGCTTGGGGCGGGGCTGAACACGGTGGAGGTGGCGGCATCGAACGCCGCATTTACGGAACTTGAAATACAGGCAAAGAGCCGGTGGAGGTGATTTTTTTTATGGGCTTACAGGCAGTCTTAAAAGCACAGACGGATTTTACGGGGGAGTTCCCGATGGAATATGCAAAGGACGGACTATGGCGCTTCAATGAGAATGCCCCGGATGCGGACACAGAGCTTATCGATTCCTCCGGGAAAGGCAGGAAGATGTTTGTTTCCGGCTGGTCGGGAACGAGCGCCGGCTTCCGGGGCGGGCAGAAGGGGCGGCATTTCCGCATGAACATCACGAACCCCACTTCGGAGAAAACCTATCTGAAAGTGACGAATGACGGCTCCGTTTTCCAGAGCCTTGGGGAACGGATCATTGTGGGCGGCTGGATGAACCCTACCACCTATTCCATCGGAAATACCTACTGCCCGATTTTTAACACCAGGCAGGGGCCGGGGCAGCCGATTTTCTACCTTTCCCTCATCCGGGGAAAGCCGAGGATCATGCTGTATAATTCCGCAGGCTCCCTGATACTGGATGAGTCGGTGACGCCGCCTTTTTCCTTTGTGAACAACGGGTGGTATTTCATTGCCTGCGTGATAGAGCCGGGGAATAAGAAGGCGTGGTATGTCATAGGAGACCGGGAAAGCGGGGCGGTGTGGGTTTCTGCGGCGCTCCCCTTTACCGGGGAGCTGAACCGCTCCTGCACGGCAGACCTCATCATGGGGATGCACGCCGGCTCCTACTGGTTTGCGGGCGGCTTTGACGACTGGTTTTTAGACTGCGATTCGCAGCTTACGGCAGAGGATTTGGCGGATTATTTCCGTGCCACGGCCTTTGCCAACGGAGGCGATATTGCGGGGCCGGTGGATGCCCTGGCAGAGCCGGGGTGTGTGACGCTGCGAAAAGGAAGTAATGGCGCGTACCCGGAAAGCGGCGTGCTTTATACCCGTGCCGTAGAGTATGGCATTTCTGGCGCGGGCAAGGTGTCCGTTTCCAGTGAGTGCATCCCCGGCGTGACGGACATTCCCCTTGTGGAGACCTCCACGAGCAATGACCTCATTAGCTGGAGCGATTGGGCGGCGGTGGGCGCGGACGGGAAGATGCCGTCCCCTGCCCGCACATACATCCGTTTCCGGGTGACTCTCACTACAAATGACACGGCAAGGACGCCGAAACTGACGGACATCCAGATTTATGACATACCGAAGTCCCCCTACGAGAAAATCGGCTATGCCCGCCCGGTGGTGCTGGACTCAAACGGCGCATGGGAGGCGGTGCTGGAAAACGCCTATAATATCATCGTGACGGGCGAGGTCAACGGGGAGGATACGCTTTCCTTCTCTATCCCCTTTGCCGACGCCAAGCGGAAGTATATCGATAACGAGAAGAAAATCCAGATTGTGGATGACATATACATCATCCGCACGGTCACGGACAGCAAGGATGCCTCCGGCAACGCTGTGACGGAGGTGTACGCCGAGGCGGAGTTTTACAACCTTGCCTATTCCGTCCGGAAGGAAGAGAAAGCCTTTGACGCGGAGACGGCGGATGCGGCCATGGCCTATGCCCTTTCCGGCACGGAATGGAAGGTCGGCACGGTCACGGTTACGACCAAGCGCACATGGACCTCTACGGAGAAAAATGCGCTCTCCATCCTCCGCAACGTGGCGGATTTACATGGAGGGGATTTAGTCTTTGACTGCCCGAACCGGCTGGTGCATCTGCTTACCTTAAACGGGAAGGACAGCGGCGCGCTGTTCATGTACGGGAAGAACATGAAGGACATTGAGCGGACGGTGGACACCACAGGGCTTGTCACGAGGCTGTATGCCGTCGGTGCGGATGGAATGACCTTTGCCAGCATCAACGGCGGGAAGCCCTATGTGGAGGATTTCACTTATTCCAAGGAGGTGCGTGTATCTTCCCTGGACTGTTCCGCATTCACGAACCCCTACCAGATGCTGGAGTTTACGAGGATGCGCCTTGCGGATTACTGCAGGCCGACCGTCTCCTATGTGCTGAACGCCATGGATTTATCCGTCCTGACCGGGTATGAGCATGAGGCGTGGGAGCTTGGGGATTATGTGCGGGTGGAGGATAAGGACCTGGGGCTTTCGGTCACCACGAGGATCGTGCGGAGGGAATACAACCTGCAGGAGCCATGGAACACGGTGCTGGAGCTTTCCACGGTGCTGAAGAACCTGGGCAGCTCCACGAGCAAGTGGGACAATGCCGCCGATTCCCTGGAGGGCGTCAGCGTGGTGTCCAGCGAGGACATCGCAGAACTTGTGCCGTTCAATCTGCTCCGCAATTCCCGTGCCGATGATGGGCTTGCGTATTGGGTGTCCTCCGGCTTTGAGGCGGACGGGGAAAACGGGGCAAGCGGCACGGCTTCTTTTAAGGCGGAGGGAGTGGCGGGCATGACCAAAAGCCTGTCGCAGACGGTGTACCCTGCCAACCGTGACAGCTATACTATCTCGGCGCAGATTGCGTCCGAGAACCTTAAGAAACTGAGCGGGAATTCGCAGGTTGGTATTGAGATTGTGCTGGAATACGAGGACGGCAGCACGGAATCAAGGTTTATCGATTTGTATTGATGGGAGGGGTTTGTGTGGCATATTTTTCACGGACAATTGCAAAGATTACCCCGGAAAACTTCTCATCCGGAAGGCTGAAATCCGTCACCGTCCGCGTCTGCATCACAGACTGCACGGGCGAATTCTACATCACGGACCTCCTCCTGCAGGGCGGGCCGGTGGCAATGGGATGGGTGGGGCATCCCTCGGAACTGAGGTGGACACTGGATGGCTGAATTTGTAAGGCTTGCGGAAGTAGTCAATAAGAAAAAGGATATGCGCATCGTGAGCGTGACGGTGATCCCCACCATTGCCGACTGCTCCGGGCGTATCTGGTTTACCGACCTCCAACTGCAGGAAGGCTCTGCGTTAAGCGGTTATGCTCCGCACACGGAGGTCTGCCTGCAGAAATGCCGGGAGAACGGTGGGATTAAGCCTCCCGTATGGTTCAATGGCGTGGTGCGCTCGGAGGAGACGGTGGTCCTTTTCAACATGGGGAAAACATCCGCTCCATTAGACATCCACATCTACCCAAAATCGGACATGGCGGCGGGGACGGTGCGGCTTGCCCAGGGCGTGGGCGGCCAGAGGGTGTCTTTTCCCGATGCCATGAAAGCAGAGGATGATATTGCGCTGCTTGCTGAAAGCAGGGAGTGTACACGGAACGGCGCAGCATTTAAGAAAGAGGGATTCTACCAGTACAGCGCCGCATGGGATTCCAAACATAAGGTGGCGCTGGAAAGCGGCAAAACGGCGAGATTATTATTTACAATGCAGGAGATGCAGGAAGGGGGCGGGACATTCTGATGGACACACTCAAAGGAAAGCAGATCATGGTATGGACGTTCATGGGCAATACAAGGATGTACCAGGCGCTCCGGGATTACGGCGACCGCATCAGCCAGATAGGGCTGTTTTCTTTCAAGGTCAGGGCAACCGGGGAAATTTATGAGAGCGGCGTTTCCATTGCGGAAGGCTCCACCATGCGGACGTATATACGAAAGTGGCCGCACATCAAATGGCTGCTGACGGTCGCCAATGACGGCACGAACAGCATCTTCAAAGCACTGCGGGAGAACACAAACGGGGCGCAGGATATGTTCCTTTCGGAGCTTGTGCGGATCATGGAAAAGTATCCATGGTGTGACGGCGTGGACATCGACCTGGAAAAAGGGGACGATTATTCTACGGCGGCGAAGTCAACCGCCATGTTCCGAAATATTTACAATACGGTGAAATCCTACAATCCCGCAAAGCTGATGAATATCTGCCTGCCGGGGATGGACAGCATTAACGGCTCTGTCGGCGGGGAGAACTGGTGCGTCTACGGCGACTTGAACGCATACTGCGATACAGCATCCATCATGAGCTACGGCATGGCATGGGCGGGCAGCGCACCGGGGCCGGTCTCCCCGCGTTCCTGGCTGGAGGGCATCTATAATTACGCCGTAAAAGTGATGAATCCGGATAAAGTGTTTTTGGGGATGCCTGCCTACGGGTGGAACTGGCGGATACACGATACGCCAAAGAACATGGGAGTCACCTACCGGGGGACTTCCAACACCTACTATGCTGCGCAGCTATGGATGACGGGAGGATACAATTTCACGGACGACAAGCCGCCGCAGCCGTTCATCCCCATCGTGGCCTATTGGGATGACTACGACAAGGTGCCGTGGGCGCTCCCCCATGTGTACGACTACATGGAGGGGCGGGATGCGGTTTCCTATGATTACCCGCTGCTTTCCGGCACATACAACCGCAGGCATTACCTTACCGCCTACGGCAAAGAGCAGAAGACGGAATTTGACGGCATTGTGGTCGACCGTAACGGCGGGAACCCGGACAGTTATTCCGGCATCGTGTCTGTTTCGGAGGGCATGGTGACGATGGGGGATAACGGCTCCGCTGTTTACCGTTTTTCTGTATCCACAGCAGGAACTTATGATGTGGCGGTGCGCTTGTGCTTTCCCTTTTGGGATAAAAATGGGATATACATTTCCATTGACGGAAGTCGGAAGCATTTCACGGAGAGCCGCCTGTGGTGGCCATACTGGAGGATCACCTTCTGGTCGGCGCTGGCAGAGGGGATTTCCCTCTCTGCAGGTACGCATACAATCACAGTTTCGGTGGATGTGAAGGGCGTGCAGTTTTACGGTTTCCGTGTCTGCTCTGCTTTTTCGGAAGAACCGAGCACCGGCTCCGCCACCTACACGCTTGCGCCGCGGAAATTCAAAGATGTGGACGGGAACATGGCACAGCCGGACAGGGGCTTCAAGCTGACGCTGGAGATGCTCCGCAGGAAGCCGGACTCGGCGCTCATCTGGTACGAGGACTTCCGGGATGAGAACCCTCTGCCGGAGAGTTACTGGACGACGCTCTCCGGCAAGTGGGAGGTGTGGCGGGAGGGCTATGAGAACCGGCCGTACTCCCAGCTTGAGGGGAGCGGGCAGCTTGCATGGAAGTACAGCGGCTTTTCCGATATCCATCTGCGGGCAAGGCTGGCCTTCCCGGCAGGCGGCAGCGGGAAGGCGGGGGTGTTCTGCGGGGATGTTTTCTGCTGCTTAAATTATGACACACAGAGGGTGGAGCTTTACAAGGGTTCCACCCTTCTTGGCAGTTACAGCCAGACGATCAGCCGGACGGCGAATGCAGACCTCAGAGGGAATCCCGCCATGTACACGGTGGAGATGCGCATCCGTGGAAACAGGGTGCGGGTGTATTCCGGCGCATCTTATGCGCTGCGTTTCACGGCCTCCATATCCGGATTCAGTGGCGGGTATGCAGGATACCGCTCCGATAACCGTACCGTCTGTGAACTGATGAGACTTGGGGACTCATGGACATATGAGCCTTACGAGCGGTTCGATGTGCGGATGCCGGACGGAAGTTTTAAATCCTTCGGACGGATCAGCAGGAGCAATGTGGCGTGGGATGAAGAATTCCAGGTGTTCACGCTGACTGCCGATGTGGAGGAGAGCGCCACCCGCAGCGAGGACATTTCGATGGATTATGATTTTTTCCATTCAGATTTGATGGAGATATCCTGCGGGAACAACTACACGGCTGAGGTCACTCCGAGGGATATCAATATCTGGATTTCCCGGCTGTTTCTTGGGGATGCGGACGGCTTCTCCATCCTCTATTACCAGGACGTGGACTCCCTCGTCTATTGGGCGAACCAGGCGGCGTACCGCTGGAAGCTGCGGGGGATGTGTATGTGGTCGCTTGGGCAGGAGGACATGAGGATTTGGGAGTGGCTGCCGAAACAAATTTAATATTTCCATGGATACAGGGCTGTCCGCCGATTGGCGGGCGGCCTTTTATCATACAAAAAATCTTTTTAAGGAGGGTTTCACTATGAAGGAATTCTGGAACACAATTCAACTCATTTTTGCGGGTGTCGGGGGATGGCTCGGTTACTTCCTCGGCGGCTGTGACGGCCTGCTGTATGCGCTGGTCGCTTTTGTCGTGGTGGACTATATCACTGGCGTGATGTGCGCCGCGGCGGATAAGAAGCTGTCCAGCGAGGTAGGGTTCCGGGGCATTGCCAAGAAGGTGCTGATCTTCCTGCTCGTGGGGATTGCCAACATCCTCGATGTGCAGGTCATCGGCACAGGCAGCGTTTTGCGGACGGCGGTCATCTTTTTCTATATCTCCAACGAGGGCGTGAGCCTCCTGGAGAACGCCGGACACCTGGGGCTGCCCATCCCGGAGAAGCTGAAGGATATCCTGGCACAGCTCCATGACAAAGCAGAAAAGGGGGACGAGTAAATGAAACTGGTAGAAAGCATTCTGACGAAAAACCCCTGCTACACGGCAGGGAGGAAGATCACGGTAAAGGGGCTGATGCTCCATTCCGTGGGCTGCCCGCAGCCGAAGGCGTCCGTATTCATCAACTCATGGAACAGCCCTGCGCATGACACATCCTGCGTCCACGGATTCATTGACGGGAACGATGGCACGGCTTACCAGACATTACCGTGGAATCACAGGGGGTGGCACTGCGGCTCCGGCAGCAAGGGCAGCGGCAACAATACCCATATCGGGGTGGAAATGTGCGAACCGGCGTGTATCAAGTACACATCGGGCAGCAATTTCACCTGCTCCGACACGGCTGCGGCAAAGGCGGTGGCGAAAAGGACTTATGAGACGGCGGTGGAGCTGTTCGCCATGCTCTGTGAAAAGTACAGCCTTGACCCGCTTGCGGACGGTGTCATCATCAGCCACAAGGAAGGCTGTGCGAGGGGCATTGCCAGCAACCACGGCGACCCGGAGCATTTGTGGGCGCAGCTTGGGATGGGGTACACGATGGACGGATTCCGCAAGGCGGTCAAAGCGGCAATGGGCGGCACTGCTTCTGGCACAGACAGATACACCAAGATCATGGGGAATGCCACGGCAACGGCGGAGCAGATGAAAGCATATCTGAAAGCGAAGAACCCGTCCGTGGCGCAGTCCGTCCTCGACATGGTTCCGCTGTACCTTTCGGAAGGAAAAGCAGAAGGAGTCCGTGGCGACATTGCCTTTGCGCAGTCCTGCCTTGAGACCGGGAACTTCACCTTTTCCGGCTCTGCGGTCACGCTTTCACAGAACAACTTCTGCGGCATGGGCGTGACTTCTAACGGTGTAAAGGGGAATTCCTTTGACACGCCGCAGCTCGGCATCCGGGCGCAGGTGCAGCACTTGAAAGCCTATGCTTCCACGGACGCACTCAAGAACACCTGCATTGACCCGCGGTTCAAATATGTCACAAGGGGCTGTGCGGAATATGTGGAGTGGCTTGGGCAGAAGGAAAACCCTGCCGGAAAGGGATGGGCGACAGGCGCCGGCTATGGGGAGAAGATACTCACGATCCTGAAAGGCATCCTTGGAACGGAAGGAGAGGCATCTTCCCCGGCTCCTATAGAAACGGAAATCTGGTACCGCGTCCGGAAGACCTGGGCAGACGCATCCTCGCAGAAAGGGGCGTTCAAGTCGCTGGAGAACGCAAAGAAATGTGCGGATGAGAATCCGGGCTGCTCCGTGTTTGATGAGTCGGGGAAGGCAGTGTATTCCAGTACGGCAGCGTTCAAGCCGTATCTGGTGCAGGTATCCATCCCAAACCTTAACATCCGGAAAGGCCCTGGCACTGACCACGGCAAGACCGGGAAATATACCGGAGCCGGCACTTTCACGATAGTGGAGGAGGCAGACGGCGAAGGCGCATCCAGGTGGGGATTGCTGAAATCCTACCAGGAAAAGAGAGACGGATGGATTTCGCTGGATTACGCAAAGAGGGTATAAATGGTTTTACGCCTGCAGGAGTTCCTTTTGGGATTCCTGCAGGCGTTATTTTTTTTTTGTGAAAACACCCCGCCGAACTGCGGTTCAAATCTCCGTATAGTGAGGAGGCGTTTTTATGACTGACAGGCAAAAAGACCGGATACGGCAGATGAGGGCTGCTGGCTATGGATATATGAAGATTGCGCAGGAACTTGGCATTTCAGAGAACACAGTAAAATCATTCTGCCGGAGGAAGGGACTGAGTGCGGGGAAAATAAAAGCAGCAGTGCCGTCTGCGGATGGGGATAAGGGTATCTGCCCATGCTGCGGGGCAGAGGTAAAACAGAATCCGGGACGGAAAGCCAAGAAGTTCTGTTCCGATAAATGCCGCAATAAGTGGTGGAACAGCCACCCGGACCAGATAGAACGGAAGGCACGTTATGAATTCGTGTGCGCTTACTGCAAAAAGCCGTTCACGGCCTACGGCAATGCCGGCAGGAAATACTGCTGCCATGCGTGTTATGTGGCTGACAGGTTCGGAGGTGGCGCAGATGAGTGAGGAGCAGTTCCAGAATGAAAAAATGTACCACGCCACCATGAACATAGCGAAATCCCTCATGGAACAGGGGGCAATGACGGCAGAGGAGTACGGTCAGATTGATACAATTTTCCGGGAAAAATACCGCCCGATTTTGGTTAGTTTACAGACCGAAATGAGTGGATATAAAGCCGATTCTATGGCATCATGTGACACTGACAAGGAGGGATGATATGCCGAGAATCAGCGTAATCGGGCAGGTTCTGCCGGAACTGAAAAAGAGGAAGAGGGTGGCGGCTTATGCCAGGGTGTCGATGGAGACGGAAATGCTCCTCCATTCCCTTTCCGCGCAGGTCAGCCATTACAACGGATTGATACAAAAAAATCCTGATTGGGAGTTTGCGGGCATATATGCGGATGAGGGCATCAGCGGAAGAGACACAAGCCACCGCGATGACTTCAACAGGCTGCTTGCGGACTGCGATGCCGGGAAGATTGACATGGTGCTGGTAAAGTCCATCAGCCGTTTTGCGAGGGATACCGTGGATACTTTGACAGCAACGAGGCACCTGAAGGAGCTTGGGATTGATGTTTATTTTGAAAGGGAACACATCCATTCCATTTCTGACGAAGGGGAGCTGCTGCTCACCCTGCTCGCGTCCTTCGCACAGGAGGAATCGCGCAGCATTTCCGAAAATGTGAAGTGGGGCATCCGGAAACGGTTTGAACAGGGCATCCCGAACGGGCATAAAGCGCCATACGGATATGAGTGGGACGGGGAAATGTACCGCGTCATACCGGAGCAGGGGGAGGTCATAAAGGAGATTTTTGCAAAGTACCTTTCCGGCACATCTGCCTATGGGATTGCAAAGGAGCTTTCAAAGCGGGGCATCACGGGGCAGAAAGGCGTGCCGATGGACGACTCCACCATCAAGTTCATCCTCACGAACCCGTCCTATACGGGCTCCATGCTCCTGCAGAAGAATTATATTTCCGAGGGGCATACGAGGAAAAGGAATAAGGGCGAGCTGCCCATGTACATGGTGGAGGGTATGTTCGAGCCGCTCATCCCGCAGGCAGATTTTGAAAAGGCGCAGCTCATACGGGAGCAGCGGGCGGATGCCGCCGCCAATAAAAACCCCACGCTCACGGCTTTTTCAGGACTGGTGAAATGCGGGGAATGCGGCCGTTCGGTGAGCAGGCGCACCACAAAATACGGCAAGAAATGGAACTGCAATACCAGGGAGCGCAAAGGGAAAGATGTGTGCGGGCTCCGGCCGGTCTATGAAACGGAGCTGGAGCAGGCGGCGGCCGCCGCACTGGAGCTTGCCGCCTTTGACGGGGTGGCAGTCCGGAGGGAAGTCGAGCAGATTGTCATAAATGCAGACCGCATTGAGTTCCGCATGAAAAGCGGGAAGGCAAGAGAGGTCATGCGGGCATACCAAAGAGGCCGCAGCGCATTTTCGCAGAAAATCACCTGCGGGTGCTGCGGCAGGAAACTGGAATGCGATTACTGGAAGATGGGTCCGAAAGGGCAGAAGGAAAAATATAAGGTTTGGGTGTGCCGGGGGTGTTCCTTCCGCAGGCTGCTGGATGATGAATTCCGAAAGGCAGCGGCGGAAGTCCTGGGGCGGGAGGATTACGAACCCCGCTTTGTGAAGGAGATTGCGGGAGTGACGGCATACGAGGACAGGTTTGAATTTCACTTTACGGATGGGGAGGTGGTCGAATGGCAAAGAAAGTAACAACCATACCCGCCACGCTGAACCGGTTTGACTCCAGTCCGATTGCGGTGGCGAAAAAGCGGAAGACGGCGGGGTATGCGAGGGTATCCACGGATTCCGAGGAACAGGCGACAAGCTATGAGGCACAGGTCGATTATTACACCCGGTACATAAACGGCCGGGAGGATTGGGAATTTGCCGGGGTGTATACGGACGAAGGCATCTCTGCAACGAACACAAAAAAGCGCGATGGTTTTAACCAGATGATTGAGGATGCCCTGGCGGGGAAGATTGACCTCATCATCACAAAATCGGTCAGCCGGTTCGCAAGGAACACGGTGGATTCCTTAACGACAGTACGGAAGTTGAAGGAGAAGGGCATCGAGGTTTATTTTGAAAAAGAGAACATCTACACGCTGGATACCAAGGGGGAGCTGCTCATCACCATCATGAGCTCCCTTGCGCAGGAGGAGTCAAGGAGCATTTCAGAGAACACCACTTGGGGCAAGCGGAAGCAGTTTGCGGACGGCAAAGGCAGCCTTGCCTACAGCACTTTCCTCGGATATGAGAAAGGCGAGGACGGCAGCCTGAGAGTGAACCCGGAGCAGGCAGAAACGGTAAAGCTGATATACCAGCTTTTCCTGCAGGGACTGAGCCCGTATGCCATCGGCAAGAAGCTGACGGGGCTTGGCATCAAGAGCCCCGCGGGGAAGGACACCTGGCACCAGAGTTCCGTCAAGAGCATCCTCACCAACGAGAAGTATAAAGGGGATGCGCTCCTGCAGAAGCAGTACACGGCGGACTTCCTCACCAAAAAGCGGAAGAGGAACCAGGGGGAAATCCCGCAGTATTATGTGGAGGGGAACCACGAGGCAATCATCCCTCCCGAAACATGGGAGCTGGTGCAGGAAGAGATGGAGCGGAGGAAGAGCATGGGCGCAAGGTACAGCAGCACGAGCATATTTTCCTCGAAAATCAAGTGTTCCGAGTGCGGGAACTGGTACGGCTCCAAGGTGTGGCACTCACAGGACAAATACCGCAGGGTGATCTTCCAGTGCAACCGCAAGTTCAAGAACGATAAGAAATGCCGGACGCCGCACCTTACAGAGGACGAGATAAAGGATGCCTTCGTGAAAGCCGTCAATGCGGTCATCCCGGAAAAGGATGAGCTGATAGCGAACACCAAGGTGATGATGCGGACATTATGCGACACCACGGAGCTGGAGGTGGAGCAGAGCCGGTTTCTGACTGAGACGAAGATGGTGGCGGAAATGGTAAAAAGGATTGTGGCGGAAAACAAAGCTGAAGCCATGGACCAGGAGGAATACCAGAGACGCCGCAATGAACTGGTCGCCCGGTATGAGGCGGCAAGGGACGGGTACGAAAAAGCATCCGGGGAGATTTCCGACAGGCAGGGAAAGAGGAAAACCTATATGCGGTTTATCGGCGGGCTGCAAAAGCTGGACGGCTTCTGCGGAAAGTTTGATGAGGAACTTTGGACGGCGCTCCTTGACTACGCCACGGTTTATGCCAGAGACGACATCCGATTCACTTTCAAGGCGGGGAACGAAGTGAAAGTTGATGGATAGGTAAAAATGTGTAAATTTCGCTATTTAATATAGAAAGAAAATTTTTTTCTGGGCCGGAATAATCAGTTTCCGGCCCGCATTTTTTAGGTTTAGGGGGGTGCATTTAGGGGGTGCATCGTTGAATTGTATCAATTTCGTTGTACCGATGAACATCGCAAAAACGAAATTGATACAATGCGGAATGGCTGAAAAGCCTGAAAATAAGGCATTTCGCGGGTTCTGCGGTTTTATTTTTTCGTTTTCTGAGCCTGTTTCCGTGTGAGGGAGCAGCTCCGTTTTCTAATTTTGCACCACTTTTTAACGATAGCAGGAATCGTTAAAAGGTTTGAATGGGGAGGGGCAGAGCCTTATGCTGGGAGTGATAAAAAATATTTAACAGCGGCACAGGCGGCTATTCAAAAATAATGCCATAGGAATTTGGGTACTCGCAGGCAAAAGTATACTTTCACGCAAAAGTCAGGGGTTTCCGTGATAGTATAAAACGGAAAGGTAAAAAGGAGTAGAATATTGGCGGTTTTGGCTGGAAGATGTATTGGTTTGGCTGAAAAAGCTGTTGAAAAACGGGGGATATGATACAAACACGGAAACTGCTTGGAGTTTTCGTGTTTGTATATGAGTTTCCGTGATAATACAGATATTCACATTAAAAATATTCCTGAAACAGAAGTTGAAGATAAAGGCGGACAGTGGCATAATAAAAACCATACTCCCAAAGAAAGGGGAATTTGTATGGATAAGATTCTGGTTGTTGAAGATAACATGGAACTGTCTGATACCCTCTGCCGCAACCTGCAGGCGGAGGGCTTCACGCCATATGCTGCATTAAGTCTCGCGCAGGCCCGGAAATATCTGGACAGCGGGATTGATTTATGTCTGCTGGATATAAACCTGCCGGATGGTGACGGGTTTGCTTTCTGCCGCAGCTTAAGTGAAAATACAGCTATTCCCGTCATTTTGCTGACGGTGCGGGACGGGGCGCAGGACATGGTGCGGGGGCTGTCCATTGGGGCGGATGACTATGTGACGAAGCCTTTCCGCATGGATGTCCTTGTGTCAAGGATACGGGCTCTGCTGCGCAGGGTGAGGAACCGCAGGCCGGAGGACGGCTGCCTTTACTGCGGGGATATCTGCATCAATAAAAAGGCATCCAAAGTCTATAAAAAAGACTGTCCGGTAGAGCTGACGCCGAATGAATACCAGCTCCTTCTCCTGCTTATGGAGCATAAGAACCAGACCATTACCCGTGAGCAGATTTTGGAAAAGCTGTGGGATGTGGATGGCAATTATGTCAATGACAATACGCTTACCACGCTGGTAAAGCGCCTGCGGCAGAAGGTGGAGGATCATCCGCAGATGCCAAAGATCCTCCTGACAGTCCGTGGATTTGGATATAAGGCGGTGGACTATGAGGGATAAAAAGAAGGGGAACAGGATTTTAATATGCGGGATTGTGCTTTCCATCTGCCTGTTCGTTCTGGCAGGCAGTGTTATCCTACACCTGTCAGAAACATTTATCAGAAACGGTATTGCGGATATGGCCGGGGCTGTGGGGATTGCCGCTCCGGAACAGCTCGGCGGTGTCATGCACCTATACAAGTCTGGTGATGGCCTGAGGGCTGCGGGGGAAGAAATCTTAAGGCAGTACGGCTATGGGAGGGATGTATATTCTTTTGTTCCGGCATGGTTTGGGGCAGCGGCATATGCCATTCCTTTCTGTATCATACTGGTCATGCTGTTTTCTTTTGGGCTTTACTGGAGGCACAGGATGAAGGAGGCAGAGAAGCGGACAGCGGCGCTTTCCGGCTATCTGGACAGAATCATGGAAGGGCAGTATGACACCCTGATGAAAGAGGATACCGGTTCCGCGCTGGGGGACAGCATCTATAAAGCGGTGGTGCTTCTCCGGGAAGAACGGGAGCAGGCGCAGAGGGCAAAGGAGAACCTTGCGGACAACATGGCTGATCTGTCCCACCAGTTAAAGACCCCGGCGGCATCCATAGGGCTTACCCTTTCGCTGCTGAAAAAGAAAGCGTGTGATGAAGAAACAAAACAGGACATCATACGGATGGAAGGACAGGTCGGCCGCCTCCAGCACCTGGTCGGCTCCATGCTCACCCTGTCAAGACTGGATGCGGGCGTGCTGAAGCTGGAAGAAAAAGAGTTTGACCTGGAGGAAATGCTGGTGGATGCAGTCCAGCCCTTTGTCCGGCAGATGGAAGAAAAGGGGATATGCTTTGGGATACAGGGCGCTGACGGAATTTCGCTTTCCGGGGATTTCGGATGGTGCAGCGAGGCGTTCGGCAATATCATCAAAAACTGTGTGGAGCATACGCCGGAGCAGGGGAATATCCGTATTGCCTGCCGGGACAATCCTATCTATACGGAAATCGTTATTCAGGACAGCGGCAGGGGATTTGATGAAGCAGACCTTCCCCACTTGTTTGAGCGGTTCTACCGGGGCGCAGGTTTTTCCAAAGACAGTGCAGGAATCGGGCTTTCCCTAGCAAAATCCATCATTGAGAAAGAAAACGGAACGGTCACGGCAGAAAATACAGAAACAGGGGGAGCAAGATTCTGTATTAAATTTTACCATTGTCACTGAATTAGCACATAAGGGTGGTAACATGAAAGGAAGTTCTAAGGTGCCACATCCAAAGGTGTGCCGCCTAAGAACTTCTAAGTTTCATGTAGAAGAACGCAAAGACGGCGTTCTTCCGGAAGCCAGAGAAATGAGAGGTGCTGTTTATGGATATTTTAAGGACCGAGGGGCTGACCAGGCAGTATGGGACGGGGCAGACAATGGTGACGGCTTTGAACCATGTAGACCTGCAGGTGGAAAGGGGACAGTTCGTTGCCATCATCGGGGCGTCCGGCTCCGGCAAGTCAACGCTGCTCCACCTGCTGGGAGGCGTTGACCGCCCTGACGGCGGGAAGATATTTGTGGAAGATGTGGACATAGCGACATTTGGGGAGGAACGGCTGGCGCAGTACCGCAGGCGCAAGGTGGGGCTTATCTACCAGTTTTATAACCTTATCCCCACACTCAGTGTGAAGAAGAACATCTGTCTGCCCATGCTCCTGGATAATAAGGAGCCGGGTAAGGAACGGTTTGATGACATTGTAAGGACATTAGGGCTGGGTGACAGGCTGGAGCATCTGCCGGGGCAGCTTTCCGGGGGACAGCAGCAGAGGGCGGCAATCGGGCGGGCATTGATCTACCAGCCCGCAATCCTGCTGGCGGACGAGCCGACAGGGAACCTTGACCGGAAGAATACGGAGGAGATCATTTCCCTGCTGAAACTGTCCGATGGTCCAGTTCTGATAATAGTTCCAGTTCTCTTCCGGTCTCAGTTTCAGAGTAAGGGTTACCCGCTCCGATGATTTCTCTTCCTCCCAGGTTCCTGAAATTTTCACAAACTTATCTTCCTGATAAACTTCCACTTCCTGTTCTGCCTGGCTGATACGGGCCGGAACGCCCAGGGTGCGCAGAATAGCCCCACACAGGATTTTCCGGCTCATAAGGTTGCCGAACCGGAGTTTCATCGTCCCCAAAGGCGTGGAAAAAATTGTCCTGTAATCATATGCTTCCTCGTAATGAATGTGTTCCCGGATATAGTTCCAGAGGGTCTTTTGATGTTCCCGGAAACGTTCTTTTTCTTCTTCACTGAAATACCCGGAAAGCTCCTGCCTGTAACAGGTCAGT